TAAGTAAGAAGTCAGATGAAGAATTAGATGAGCAAATCAAAAAACTTAGTGGTGAGATTGATGAGTAAAAAAAAGAGCGAAGAAGTAAGACCGCTATATGACAGAATCGTAGTTAAAGAAACAATCTCAGAAAATGTTTCAGAGAGTGGAATATTTTTAGGTGAGAGTGAATCCGATGGGTGGCGCAGAGGTGAGATATTAAAAGTTGGTCATGGCAGAGTTTCAGAGTCAGGCAAGATGAAGCCTCTATCTATAGAAGTTGGGGACAAGATTATCTTTAGCAGTCATGTAGGTGCAGAAATAAAAGTAAACGGCCAAGATCTTCTAGTTATGAATGAAGATGATGTTGTGGCGATTGAGGAATGATGACAGAGCTATCTATTAAAACTAGTAGCCCTCATCGGTTAAGCGATTCAGAGCTTGATAAGTGGAGACAAGTGGCCATTAAAGAGATTATAAACCAACTTATTGAAGGTCAGTTCTTAAAAGAAAGACAAGATTACGACTTAAACACTGATGCATATTATTACGGGATATCACTAATTGTAAGAGAGCCAGAGTAATAAACATTGACCCGCGAAGATAAGATAAAACTAGTGAAAGCACTAGCAGAGAAGTCGAAGCGCAAAAAAGAACGCAAGCTTTTTTCGTATTATCCTGACAAAGGGCCTTTAAGGCGTGAACTTTACGTTAAGCATTTAGAGTTTTTTAGTGCTGGCAGTATTCATCAGGAGCGCGCTGCGATTGCTGGTAATAGATGCGGCAAAACTATCTTAGGATGTTATGAGGCGACCTTGCACCTTACAGGTTTATATCCTGAATGGTGGGATGGTCACAGATTCGATCATGCTGTAAGTTGGTGGGCTGCTGGTGATACTTCTGAAACCACAAGGGATATTTTACAATTAGAATTTCTTGGCTCACCTGGTGCCCTTGGCACTGGTATGATACCCAAAGAACACATACATGGAAGCCCAACAAGGCGGCGCGGTGTTGCAGATGCATTTGATACTGTTCAAATTAAACACGTATCTGGTGAATTAAGTAATCTTGCTTTTAAGTCTTACGATCAAGGCAGAGAAAAATTTCAGGGGACAGCAAAGCATGGTATTAACTTCGACGAAGAGCCGCCTGCTGATGTTTACTTTGAAGGGCTGACAAGGTTAATGACTACAAAAGGTCTTATGATTTGCACATTTACACCACTTAGGGGCATGAGTGAAATTGTTTTAAGATATATGCCAGCAATGGGGCCAGGGGGCGAGGATGAAGAGATCAAAGAAAAATAAACTGATTACTTTTGAAGAGCTAAAAGAGTTAGTTAGCTATAATTCTGACACTGGCATATTTATCTGGAATAAAAGGCCACCGACTTGCAGAAAGAACAATACGTTCAACACAAGGTTTTCAGGAAAACGAACGGGTTATATAAGAAAGAATGGCTATAGAGCTATAAATATTCAAGGTTATGGCGAATATCAATGTGGAAGGCTTGCCTGGCTTTATACTTATGGCCACTTTCCTAAAGAAGAAATAGATCATGTTAATTTAAATAAGGTTGATGATAGAATTGAAAACCTTAGAGAGGCTAGTAGGTCTCAGAATGCCACTAATAGAAGTACTCAATCCAACAACACAACAGGATATAAGGGAGTATGGAAAAGAAAAGGAATGGATCTCTGGGTTGCTGGAGTAAGTAAAGATGGAAAAAATATTAAGCTTGGATCTTTCGATTGTCCGCAAAAAGCTCATGCTGCCTACATAGCAGAAATCACTAAAATGCATGGGGAATTTGTTCGCCATGAGTAAATTCTGCATGACAATGGGCTGGGAGGACATACCACACTTAAGCGAAGAGCAAAAAAAGGAAATGTATGACTCTCTACCTCCGCACCAAAGAGACGCAAGATCCAAAGGCATTCCATCACTTGGGGCTGGCGCAATCTACCCAGTGCCTGAAACTGATTACTTGGTAGACCCATTTGAAATACCAGAGCATTGGCCTAGAGTTTATGCTCTTGATGTTGGATGGAACAGAACAGCCGCTCTATGGGGCGCTTGGGACAGGGACAGTGATGTAGTTTACTTGTATTCGGAGCACTATGTAGGGCAAGCAGAGCCTGTTATTCATAGCCAGAGTATTAAAGCCAGAGGCAAATGGGTGCCTGGAGTAATTGATCCAGCGGCCAGAGGTAGAGCGCAGAGAGATGGACATCAATTACTGCAGGATTACATTGATCTAGGGCTTGATTTAGAAATTGCTTTTAACGGTGTTGAAAGTGGTATCTATGAAGTTTGGCAAAGACTTAGCTCCGGGCGATTAAAGATATTTAAGAGTTTAAGAAATACAGTTGGTGAAATGAGGCTTTATCGCAGAAATGATAAGGGTAAAATTGTAAAAGAGAACGACCATTTACTCGACTGCCTGCGCTACCTAATAATGTCTGGACTAGACCGCGCAAAGACAAAACCAGTTGAAAAACCCAAGACAAACTACAACAAATATAGCGGTTCGTCCGGTGGTTGGATGGCATAAAAGGATTACTTTAAATTTACTTAAAGTTACTTATGATTACTTGAGGTAAACTTTTGTTTACTTATCGGTTCGCACGATACTCTTAATGTGGCCGATAAAAAAAATAAGAAAATTCTAGAGATTGCGCTCAAGCGTTTTAAATTAGCTGAAGAAGCTGAGAATGATTCACGTATTGAAGAGCTTGAAGACATCAGATTTAAATCTGGTGATCATTGGCCAGCTGAAATTAGAGCCGACAGAGAGCGTGACGGTAGACCTTGTTTAACAATCAATAAAATACCGCAGTTTGTTAAGCAAGTTACAAATGATCAAAGACAAAACCGACCGGCAATTCGTGTAAGTCCGGTTGACGATAAAGCAGACGTTGAAACAGCTAAGATATTTCAAGGCTTAATTAGACACACTGAATACAATTCAAACGCAGATGTAGCTTATGACACAGCCTTCGAGGGCGCTGTTTCTTCTGGCATTGGTTATATGCGAGTCATTACAGACTACATTAGCCCGGATAGTTTTAATCAAGAGCCAAAAATAGAAATGATCAAAAATAGGTTTAGCGTTTACGCAGACCCTTACTTTGTTAAGCCTGATGGTTCTGACATGAGGTTTTGTTTCATTACCGATGACATTCCTAAAGAAGAATTTATCGAGCAGTATGGAGAATCAAAGCTTGCAGGCATGGAGGATTGGACATCAATCGGCAATGAATACCAAGGCTGGGCTGAAGACGATTCATGTCGCATAGCTGAGTATTATTCTATAGAGCATACAGAATCAAAAATTTACTTACTTCACGACGGTAGAACTTTAAAGCAAGACGAATTAGACAAAGAATTATTAGATCAGCAAATACCTGAAGAGCTTAAAGACGAATTAATTAAAGACACTAGAACTTCAAGAGCTCCTAGAGTTGTGTGGCGTAAGATTACAGCTGTAGATGTTTTAGAAGAGACGATATTTCCAGGGACCTACATACCTGTAATTCCAGTTGTTGGAGATGAGATCGTTGTCGATGGAAAGTTAATTCGTCACGGTATTATTAGAAACGCTCGTGACCCTCAAAAAATGTACAACTATTGGAAGTCTGCAGAGACTGAGATGATAGCACTTGCTCCTAAAGCTCCTTATATAGCTGCAGAAGGTCAGATTGCAGGACACGAGAGAATATGGTCAACGGCAAATACAGAAAATCATTCAGTACTTACATATAAGCCAGTTTCGATAGGTGGAGCAATGGTAGGCGCCCCACAAAGAAACGTCTACGAACCTCCTGTCATGGCAATTAACAATGCTGGCCGTGGTGCAAGTGAAGACATTAAAGCCACGACGGGCATTTATGATGCTTCATTAGGTGCAAGATCAAATGAAAATTCAGGCATTGCAATTCAAAGAAGAAATCAGCAATCACAAACTGGCAACTTTCATTACGTTGACAACTTATCAATTTCCTTAAGACACCTTGGGCGAATTTTAGTTCAAATCTTACCAGTTGTTTTAGACGTGCCACGCACTCAGAGAATTATTGGCGAAGACGGCGAACAAGAAATAGTTATGATCAATCAAATTTTCGAGGATAAGAAAACTAAGAAAGTTTTACTTTATGATTTAAGCGCAGGTAAATACGACGTCACTGTAGACACAGGCCCAAGCTATGCGACTAAACGTCAGGAGGCCTTAGAATCTATGCTTTCTCTGACTCAGCATTACCCTCAAATGGTTCAATATGCAGGGGATCTTATTCTTAAAAACATGGACTGGAACGGTTCTGATGATATCGCTGCAAGACTTAAGAAAACAATACCTCCAGAGCTTTTAGAGAAAGACGAGTCACAACAACAAATACCTCCAGAAGTTCAAGCACAGCTTGAGCAGAGTGGACAGTTGATTGAGCAGCTTACGGAAAAATTAAACGAAGCTAGCGAAGATCGAAAAATGAAATCGATGGAACTTGAGTCTAAAGAGAAACTCGAATTTGCAAAGTTAGAAACTCAATTGCGCATCAAACTTATGGACGCTCAAGCAAAGGCTGGTCTTTTAGATCAGCAGTCAGCTTTAAGAGAGCTTGAGCAATTACAGCAAAGCCAAAACACACAAGGCCTTTATCAAGAGCCTGAAGATCAAAATGAATTTAACGACATGGGACAACCGCCGCAAGGTCAACCTCCTATGTCGATTGAACAACCTACTGGTGGGTTTGCGCCAGGACAACCGCTTACTGGTGAGCAAGCACCAGGTGAATTCGTGGAGGAATAACCCATGTCAATAGAGATTATATCAACAACCGATAGCCCTGAAGAAGTTAGAGCCGCAATGGCTGGCTCTGTAGAAACTGAAGTGGAGGAAGTTGAAACTGAAGAAGCCGCGCCAAGCGAAAACGCTGAGAGCGAAAACGAAAACGAAGAAGTTGATGAGACTGAAGACGTTGACGCTGATGAATCGGAATCATCAGGGGAACTGGAAAGCGAAGACGATGACGAAAGCGAAGACGATGATTCAGAGGGCGTAAGACCTAAGAAGAATGGCATTCAAAAGCGCGTTGGTAAACTCACAAAAAGAGCTAAAGAAGCTGAATTGAAAGCTTCAGAGGCTAAGGAAAACGCTGAATATTGGAGAAATGAAGCTCTTAAGTTGAAAAATGCTAAAGAGTCTAATGATCCCCAAGAGCAAGCTTTCGAAGCCAAGCCAAGCGATGAGAGGCCTGATTCTGACGATTACGAAACACATGAAGATTATATTGAGGCTTTAACGGACTGGAAACTAGAGGCAAAACTTGCTTCTAGAGACCAGCAAGCACGTGAAAATCAAATGCGAACTGAGCAGCAAAAGGTGATTGAGAGCCACGTTGCTAAGGTTCAAAAGTTTGCAAAAACTGTAGATGATTTTAATGAAGTTCTTAAAAGCGTTGATGACATTCCGATGTCATTAACTATGAATCAATCAATCTTAGAATCTGAAAATAGTCCTGAGCTTATGTACGCTCTAGCAAAAGACCCTGAAGAATTTAAAAGGATAAATTCTCTACCTCC